AACGAATACAAAGACGTTCAGGTCTCCGCTGACTAACTCTGTTCAAACGTCAAGCAGGAAAGGCTCGCTCTGGTCAATCGGTATAAGTTTTGAGAATTTGAGTGGAGATCAAAGAGCTGAAATTCAGGCTTTTATTGTCAAGCTAAATGGGCAAGAGCATCGATTTAGAGTTCAAGATCACTCTTTTGTGCGTCGAGGTGTTGGAACTGGAACATTGACAGTTAACGGCGCTGGTCAAGGCGGGAGCAGCCTGATTTGCAGCACCATAGCAGGCACCGCAATTGATAATTATTTAAAATCTGGAGATTATGTTTCATTTAATAATGAACTTCATATGGTTACAGCAGATGCAAATTCTGATGAGTTTGGAAATATAACCTTGCAAATAGCTCCACCAATAAGAAAGCCAACTATTGATAATGACGTTATTGATTATGAAGCACCAGTAACTGGTGTTTTTATGCTTTCTTCAAAATCAGGATGGTCAACAAATGTTAGTTTGTTGTCTTCATTTTCAATTGAAGCTGTTGAGGATGTATTGGCATGAGTAGAGCGTTTGGTGCAGAAAGTGCAGCGGCTTTCATTCAGCCTAATGTTTCGATTATCACTTTTGTGATGATGGATTTCACAACTGGAATAGTGAGAACTCATAATGGTATTGGCACATATACTTGGGGCGGCGAGGAATGGATTGGCGTTGGATCTCTTGGCGCAGTATCCCAGTTCGAGGAGGGCGCTGATGTATCTCCATATGGCATAACATTGAGCATTTCAGGCTTGGATTCGACAGTTTCTGGCGAGGCATTAAATCATGATTATTTCATGCGTCCCATAGAAATTTACATTGGAGCCTTGTCAGCAGATGATGAGCTGCTAAACAATCCTTTGCCAATTTGGTCTGGGCATATGGATGTTATGACTTTAACGGCTGGCACTGAAAATGATACAATTACAATTAAATGCGAGTCAGAGCTTGCGGCTTTTGATAGGTCTTCAAATTTAAAATATACAACTCAATCGCAGCAAAAATTTTATCCTGGAGATTTGTTTTTTGAGTTTTTGCCAAAGATCGAAGGAGCCAAAATTCGATGGCGTGATAAAACATCAGATTCAATTGCTGGAACTCCTAGGGGAATAATACTTGATGGTATTGGAGCTAAGGCAGGAAGTGGTCGATAGAAGAAAACAAACTATACAAGCATTAAACGCTTGGAAGAGAAGGCGATTTGATTATGGAGATGCTGATTGCTGTCAATTTGTTGCTCATGTTGTAAAACATATTGGCGGCAAAGACTACGCAGAGGGATTTGCATATAACAGTGAGTCTGAAGCAGGCTTATTGATATCCAAATTTGGCAGTTTAAAAGAATTGATTACAAGCGTCCTTGGCGAACCATCTGATAACTTGCTTGATGGCGATCCTGTAATTAGTTTTTTCCCTGTTACCGGCGAAACAATGGGCATTAAATTAGGCGATAAAGTTGTTTGCTTGACCGAAAAAGGACTAATAAAATTGTCAAATAATTATCAGATTTGTGGGTGGTCTATATGCCACCAATAGTTGCATTTGGAGCGGCCATCGTTGGCACTGGAATCTTAGGTGTTGGTGTATTTTCAACGGCAACACTTTTCGTAATCGGTGCTACAGCAACGGCACTTTTGGTTGGCGCTGGAGCATTAGCTTTTAAGGCGATGATACCGAAGATAAATTACGATCAGCCAGATAATGATAAAAGCCGTCAAACTACTGTTAGAAGCACAATAGAGCCGCAGAAAATAATATATGGCGAAACCCTTGTTTCTGGGCCTATAACTTTTGTTGGTGTCAGTGGTCCACAAAATCGAGTATTGCATCATGTTATTGCATTGGCTGGCCATGAAGTTAATGCTATAACTGATATTTGGCTAGACGATCAAATAATTCAAAATTCTACAATCAATGGCTTTGGCAATGTAACTAGCGGAACATTTGCTGACATTGTTAGGATAACAAAATATCTTGGGACTGAAACGCAAGCTGCTGATCCAACTTTACGAACTGAGTTTCCGTTGGGATATACAACGGCTCATCAAGGCAAGGGCATAGCTTATATCCACACTGAATTTACGCTAACCGATGATAGCCAAGAGGTTTGGGACAAGTATTCACCAAGCAATATCAAAGCTGTTGTTCAAGGCCGCAAGATTTACGATCCAAGATTAGATCTATTTCCTGGAGGTCCAAGCGCCAATCCAGCCTCTATAGTTTATTCAAGCAATCCTGCTCTCACCGTTGCAGACTATTTGATGAATGCCAGATTTGGAATGGGTATCAATCAAGCAAAAATTGATTGGGACGCAGTAGAAATTGCCGCAAATGCCTGTGATGTTTTAGTTGATGTACCTGGAGGGCAGGAAAAACGATTTACTGCTAATGGTGTTTTGTTTGCCGCGGATAATCACAATGCAAGCATCAGTAAATTATTGAGCGCCATGAATGGGAAGTTAATCTATTCAAGCGGAACTTATTACATAAAAGCTGGCATATTTGAGGAGGCAACAGAAACATTAAATGAAACAGATTTATCTGGGTCAATAACAGTAAAAACTTCTGTAGAGCGTTCAGAAAGATTTAACACTGTGGGCGGTTTATTTATAGATCCACAACAATTATACAAAAGCAGCGAATTTCCAAAGGTAACTATTACATCAGCTCTTTTGAGAGATAACAGCGAAGTATTAGAGCAAGAAATTGAGCTTCCATTTACGAATTCATCATATATGGCGCAACGTCTTGCCCATAAGATGATCCAAATGAGCGATCAGCAAAAAATTGTGAATTTCCCAGCTAATCTTGCAGGGTTAAGAGTGGCAGTCGGTGATCGAGTTACACTATCGATAGAAGAGCTGAATTGGTCAAATAAGGTATTCCAATGCCTTGGTTGGTCGTTCAATAACGGCGGCGATGATGGCGTAATGCTGACATTGCAAGAGGATGATGCTGGGTCATACGATGACATGCTGCCTGTAGATTATTCGACAGTTTCGGCAGATGGCGTGATTACAGAAGGATTTCCTGGGGTTCCTGACCCGCAAAATCTTACAGCAACGTCTGGCCTGAGAAGCATTGATCTTAATTGGCTGAATCCTGTAAACACTAATAAATTCAAAGAAATCGCAGTTTATGCTTCGCCAGACTCATCCTGGGCAAACAAGGTTGAGATCGGCAGGACAATGGGAACGCAATTCTTTCATGACGCATCCAATACGATAGACCCAATTATTGCAGGCGATACCAGATATTATTGGATAAGAGCTTTACAATACGGAACTGGAACAGATTCAACTTCTTTATCTGATCGAAACCCTGACAACGATACATCAACGATCTCAGCAACTGTAGGAACTATAACAGCAGATTCTGTCGAGTGGGAAAATGTAGCCGACTCAACCGATAACAAACCAGATAATACCGCGCTTGGGGTAAAGGTTGATGAAAACGACAGGATCACTGGCTTTGGATTGAATAGCACTCCAGCAACAGCAGCGCCTTTCAGTGAGTTTTACATAGTTGCTGACAAGTTTGCGGTTGTTGATCCTGCCTCGACTGATGACACGCCTATTGTGCCTTTTGAAGTGGCGTCTGGCTTGATTACAATGGGCACCAACGTCAGGATCAATGGCGATCTGGTGACTACAGGGACAATTGCCGCGGATAGAATTGATGTGGCAGGTGTTATTACTGCTGGTAGCATTGTAATTGGGACTGACATTGAAAACTTTATCGAGGGCAGCGAGGTCAATGCAAACGTCACGAGTATCAGCGGTAGCGTAATAACTACAGGCACCATTATTGCTGACAAGATTGTTTTGGATGGCACCACGCTGGCCGCAAACGGTGATTTTCTTGGTATTAAGGATGGCGGCGTTAATACAACGCAAATCACTGCCAATGCAGTTTCCAAATTCAGCTCGACGACTACGGTTGCGACAGGCCCAGTCTTTTTAAATGTCGAATATGTTATTTTGACAGACACAATAACCACTAATGGCGGCGAAGTTGTCGCTTGGGCAGATTTACAGTTTGAGCGATTTGTGACCAGTCGCGCAGGAGTGTTTAGATTATACATTGGAGGGACTCTTGTTGCTCAACGCTCGCTTTTATCAACAAAAGATCAAGTTACAATAATGGGTAGAAGAGCTGCTTTTGCCGCCGGAACATACGTTGTCAAACTTGCTGTATTGTTAACCGCAGGATCAATGGGCGATATTGATGACGGAACTCTGATTTCGATGGAGTCAAAGCGATGATCAGATATATTGTGTTGGATGCTGATAGCGTGATTCTTGGCGAAGGATCATGTATTGATGCCGATCTGCATTTAAAAGGTTATGATGATCAGACTGTAATAATCATCGATCAAGATTTAGAGGTTATTAGAGGCAAAAGATATATTGACGGGCAGATAGTAGATGCTTTGCCAGATTCGGCAAAAGTATTGAGCAAATTAAGGCGGCAGCGATTCGAGCTATTGATCGAATGCGATTGGACTCAATTAGATGATGTTTCGCCTGAAATTAAAGATAAATGGAAAGAATACAGGCAAGCATTGCGAGATTTACCCGAGCAATATCAAGAAGCAACCTCATTTGAAGACATAATTTGGCCTACACAGCCATGGTAATTAATGATGCGGGCAATGCTGACGGAATTCGGGTAAGCCCAAATGAACCTGGTTATAGAAACGTATTTGCATTCACGATGTAGACCGTTAATGATATAATTGGTATTGCATTTCAACTGGAAGCGGAGGTTTCCTTGTGGCGACATATTATTTAGTCAAAGGCGACGATGCGCCCCAAGTAAGAGTCATTCTGAAGCGTGATGTATCGAACGAAATCATTGATCTTTCGGCAGCAACAGTTGTGTTTAAGTTCAGAAAGAAAGGCACAGAATCACTATTTGCAACACTGACATCCGTTGCTTCTCCAGATGATGCAGTTTTGGGTATTGCCGTATTCGAGTGGGGTTTGACCGATTTAGACATTTCTGCTGGCAATTATGAGGCAGAGATAGAAATAACCTATAGCAATGGGAAGGTTGAAACCGTTTATGAGGTTATTGATTTCGTTCTGAGGAAAGACTTCTAATGATCAAGCTGACGGTCAATCATTTTCGGGCAGTCTTGTCGTCGGTCAATCATTTTCGAGCAGTTTTAGCTTCTGTTGAGCTTGGTGATTTTTATCGTTTCTTCCAAAGATATGATGTGGCCCAAGTTTCAGATTCAGGATCTATCAGAGGGCAAGGTTATTGCCAGTTTGATTATTTCTCTGAAGACTATGTTGGCTATTCTGCAACCTTCGAGTAAAAAAAATGCGAGATTCGATCAAGTTAAGCGGAAAGCTGGAGATCATTCACAAAGATGCTTTGGGCGCTGTTAAAGACAAGCGCACAGAAAGCAACTTGGTTGTAGCTACTGGTCTTGCATTCATAGCGTCTAGGATGGCATCAGGATCTGCAACATTAATGAGTCATATGGCGGTAGGATCTAGCTCTGTTGCTGTAGCTGCAAATCAAACAGATTTGGTTAGCATTTTAGGCGCTAGAGAGCAGTTGGATAGCAGTACATCGCTATTAAATGCTGCCACTTACAAAGCAACATTTGAGGCCGGTGAAGGAACAGGTGTCATTACAGAAGCTGGTATTTTCAACAGTTCAACTGGTGGTGATATGTTGTGCAGAACGGTTTTTTCAGCAATTACCAAAGATTCCACTGATACTATCGAAATCACTTGGACAATAACGCTTAACGCGGTTTGAGGTTAAAAAATGTCGGACATTACATTACGCGGCACCAAAGGCTCACCATTAACCAATCAAGAGGTTGATGATAACTTTGATAATCTTAATACCGAAAAGCTCCAGTCTGGAGACACTGCTGCATCACTAACCATATCATCCGCTGATATTAATGGCGGCACCATCGATGGCACTGTAATCGGTGCAACAACGACTGAGGCTGGGTCTTTTACTACTGTAACAGCCTCTGGAGAAATCGCAGCCAACGGCGGCATTGCATTGGGCGACAATGACAAGGCTACGTTTGGCAGTGATGATGATCTACAGATTTATCATGATGGTACTGCCAGTTATATTTCTGATACAGGAACTGGCACATTAAATATAAAAGCATCTGGAAGTATTCGATTACGAGGTAACGATACAGATGAACTTTTAGCAAGATTTAACGAAAATGGTAGTAATCAGTTTTACTACGCCAACGAAGAAAAACTAGCCACCACAGCCACAGGCATAGATGTCACGGGTACGGTCACGGCTGATGGGCTTACTGTTTCCACCGCAAGCGTTACAACTACTGTGA